AATATTATACGGATGGCCGCTTTACCAATTTGAATTTTGAATTTAAAATTGAAGTAATTACAATAATGCCATGCCCCCCAGAATATAAATTGCCCCCCAATGCCCCCCCATTCAGCAGGAGTTTGAAGTGCCCCCCAATTGACCAAGTCAACATGCCTAGAGCTGGGCGTTTCTCTTTAAAAGCCAAAAATTATTTCCTCACATACCCACAATGCTCCATCGACAAAGAAGAAGCCCTAACCCAATTACAAAAATTAAACACACCAACTAACATTAAATTCATAAGGATCTGCAGAGAGCTACATCAAAATGGGAGCCCTCATCTCCACGTCCTCATCCAGTTCGAGGGGAAATACAACTGCACAAATCAACGATTCTTCGACCTAGTATCCCCAAGCAGGTCAGCACATTTCCATCCCAACATTCAGGCGGCTAAAAGCTCGTCAGATGTCAAGACCTATATGGAGAAAGACGGAGACATCGTTGATTTTGGAGTGTTCCAGGTCGATGGAAGATCAGCTAGAGGAGGTTGCCAGTCTGCCACCGACGCGTATGCCGAGGCAATCAACTCAGGATCTAAGTCATCGGCACTCTGTATATTAAGGGAGAAAGCTCCCAAAGATTTTGTTTTACAATTTCATAATTTAAATAGCAATTTAGATAGGATTTTTGCTCCTCCGTTGGAGGAATTTGTTTCTCCTTTTTTATCTTCTTCATTTGATCAAGTTCCAGAGCAACTTGAGGGATGGGCTGCCGAGAACGTCAGGGATTCCGCTGCGCGGCCATGGAGGCCCATTAGCATTGTGATAGAAGGGGATAGCAGGACAGGGAAGACCATGTGGGCCAGGTCTTTGAGTCCACGTCATAACTACCTTTGCGGCCATCTTGACTTAAGCCCCAAGGTTTACAGCAACGAGGCCTGGTACAACGTCATTGATGACGTGGATCCCCACTATCTAAAGCACTTTAAAGAGTTCATGGGGGCCCAAAGGGACTGGCAAAGCAACACCAAGTACGGGAAACCAATTCAAATTAAAGGAGGTATCCCAACAATCTTCCTCTGCAATCCAGGCCCAACGTCATCATACACCGAGTATTTAGACGAGGACAAGAATGCTGCCCTAAAAGCCTGGGCAATTAAAAATGCAGCCTTCGTCACCCTCTACGGCCCACTCTACTCAGGTACCCATCAAGGTGCGACACAGATCAGAGAAGAGGAGAGCACCTCGCCGGAGGAGGATTGATCTGAACTGCGGGTGTTCTATTTACGTCGCATTGGGGTGTGCAAATCATGGATTCACGCACAGGGGACACCATCACTGCAGCTCAGGCAAGGAATGGTGCGTATACCTGGACAGTGCCCAATCCCCTATATTTCAAAATCACGACACACGCGCAACGGCCACTCAACATGGATCAGGATATAATAACTTTACAGATACAATTCAACCACAACCTCAGGAATCAACTGCACATACACAAGTGCTTCCTCTCTTTCAAGATTTGGACTCGCTTACATCCTCAGACTTTGCATTTCTTGAGGGTATTTAGGACACAAGTGTTGAAGTACTTAGATAATTTGGGTGTAATATCAATTAACAATGTAATTAGAGCAGTAGATCATGTATTATATAATGTATTCGAAGGAACTGAATGTGTACAACAATTTACAGATATAAAATTTAAGCTTTATTAATTTTGTACTGAATCGTAGAAATACACTCTGATTTTTAATGTGGCATACACTGGATTACTGGCATGAGTACACGCCATATACAATAACAAAGCATTTTCAGTATGGTTCTCATATTTAGCTTGCTCCTGATGATTGTAAGTGACATGATGATTCAACTTCCAGAACCTCTTGATGATAGCTTGTTCCTTGGACACATATTGTCCACCTGTAACAGTCGCACTGAACCTATGTAACACCTGCAAACGATCTCTCAACTCCTGTTTAATAGTGGCTGTACTGGGCTCATTTTGAATCATATTGAATGCCTCTTGGAATCCATAAGGAGTTGAACCAGGACGTCTATCCCTAACTAACCAGAATAACACGTTGTTAGTGTGATTCTTCGTCTTAATATTGTCATCCATCCAGATTTTACCAATAATATAAACAGATTTTATACAAAATCTCTTCCCAACACGATGAGTAAGTCCATTACCACGGGTGATATCAGAAACACAGAGCAGAGTACCAGAATGCCCAACATCATTCTTCGTCTCAAATGACTGTACCTTACACGGACCTTCACACCCCTTGGGAACATCAGGACTTCTGTACATTCTGTACATCCTGGGCTTCCGATACATGGGCCGCTGAGCCCATGATCTCCTTTTGTTTGTGACGAGGGCAATGGGGGCACTCGCACGGCTGACATACGGGCTGTCGAAGTTCAGACGGCGCCGTACCTTGGAGACGGGTGTGAAAATTCCTATATCTGCAGGACGCTTCGACATAGTTCTTAGCTCGAACAACTCCAATAAGATCGCGTACAAGATCGTACCCAACAGTATCTGGAGCGTACGTAGATTCAACAAGTAGGAGGTACTTAACCGCTAACATACACCTAAAACCGTGAACGGTTTCAGGGAAATCGTTAACTAAAGGATCCCACATCTTACACCGTTAAAATTAGGGCTGACGTATATAAAGACAAAAGCAAACGTCACTTTCCACTTATCTAACATTCAAGGCACGTTATTCATTGGCCGACATGGGGGGGACCACGGCCGACATGGGGGGGACCACCACGAAATTTCGGGCGGCCATCCGGT